AGTCTTTGCGTATAGCCGAGTTTCAAACCATTTCCTGCTAAGGTAATAACATGCCAAATCCTGCGAAGCCTTTAGAAGTAAAGCGTGCTTTGGGTAATCCTGGTAAGCAGAAGTTGCCTAAACTTGCTGATACTGTTTCGTTGCCTGCTGGTAGGGTTGAGCCGCATCAGCCTTTGGATTGGGCTGGCATGCTTCTTTGGGACAGGGTATTTAATGTTGGTAAAACTTGGATAAGTCCTCAGTCAGATGTTGAGTTGTTGTTGTTGACTTGTAAGCAATTGGATCGTCAGGTTATTTTGGAATCTAGGTTTGTAGCTGATCCGAGTGATTTTCATACAAGTAGGCAGTTACTTGAGTTAGAGAATGCGATTGTTCGTAATTTGAGTTTGTTGGGTTTGACTGTTGATGCTCGTAGCAAGTTGGGTTTGGCTGAGATTAAAGCTGAAACTAAGATGGAGCAGTTGCGTAGGAGGCAGCAGGAGCGGGCTGAGGTGGTTGAGGTTGTTGCAGGCTAGTTGGCCTCCGGCTTTGAATACTCCTAGAGATTTGAAGTTTGGTAGTAAGGGTGATGATGCGATTGATTTCATCAATACTTTTGTTACTTTGACTAAGGACAGTATTGCTGGTAGGGCTGGTGAGCCGATTAGGTTGCGTGGCTGGCAGGAGCAGTTGTTGCGTGAAACTTTAGCGTTAGATGAAAATGGTTTGCTTAGGACAAGGACTGGCTTGTGGGGGCTTGCACGCAAAAATGGTAAGTCTAGCCTTGTAACCGGTGTGGGGCTGTATTTTTTGTTTAATGGTGATGAGGGTGGTGAGGTTTATTCTTGTGCAGCTGAGAAGGAGCAGGCTCGTATTACTTTTGGTGATGCTCGTAAGATTATTGAGCGTGAACCTGAACTTGCTGCTATGTGCAACATTTATCGGGATGTTATTGAAGTGCCTTCAACAGGTAGTATTTGGCGTGTTTTGTCGGCTGAGGCTTATAGCAAGGAGGGGCTTAATAGTAGCGTAACCATCATGGATGAGTGTCATGCTTTGCCTAATAGGGAGCTTTGGGATGTTATGCAGTTGTCTATGGCTTCGCGTAGGCAACCGATTATGTTGGGTGTTACGACTTGTGGGGTGAAAACTGATTCTACTGGGCAGGATAGTTTGGCTTATTCGTTGTATCAGTATGGGCAGAAGGTTGCTAAGGGTGAGGTTGATGACCCTAGTTTTTATTTTTCATGGTGGGAAGCTCCGTTGGATGCGGATCATAGGGCGGAATCTACTTGGATGTTGGCTAATCCTGGTTATGGGGATTTGAACAGTAAAGAGGATTTTGAGAGTGTTGTAAAGCGCACACCGGAGGCTGAGTTTCGCACTAAGCGTTGTAATCAGTGGGTTAGTTCTAAGACTGCTTGGCTTCCTGCTGGTGTTTGGGATGGGTTGCAGGCTGATGTTGAGGTGTCTAGGGATGCTGAGTTGGTGTTGGGTGTTGATGGTTCGTTTTCGGGTGATACTACCGCTATTGTTGCGGTTACTGTGCCTAAGAGTGCAGATGAGAAGCCTCATGTTTGGTTGGTGAAGGCTTGGGAGAAGCAACCTAATGATCCTGATGATTGGCGGGTTGATACGCTTCAGGTTGAGCAAACTATTGTTGAGTTTTGTCAAAAGCATCCTAATACTAAAGAGATTGCGTTTGACCCTTTTAGATGGCAGAGAACTATGCAGGCTCTAATGGATTTGGGTTTGCCTATTGTTGAGTATCCTTCTACTTCTGCTAGGCGCATGGTTGGGGCTTGCGCAAAGGTTTATGACAGTGTGACTGAAGGCACTTTGACTCATGATGGTGATGCTTTATTGGCTCGCCATATTGATAACTGTAAATTGAAAATAGATAATTTGGGGCCTCGTATTGTGAAGGAGTCGCGTGCTTCGTCTAGGCGTATTGATGCTGCGGTGGCGTTTGTTATCGCTTATGACCGTGCTACAAGTAAACTAAATAATGATGTTGTTCCTGAGTTTTTTGTGTTCTAAGGGTTGGATTTGATTTCTACGATTTTGCAGGCTGTTGGGGTTGCTGTTGTTGCTTTTGGGGTTGGCTTGATTTTTGTGCCTGCTGGTTTGGTTGTGGCAGGTGTCGGGGTTTTGTTGTTTGGTTTGGCTTTAGAGAGAAGCGGTAAATAATGTTAGGCAATTTGTTTGATGGTGAGTCTAGGGCTATAAGTTTTCAAAGCATTTGGGGTGCAGGTGATTTGACGAGTTATGAAACTCAGTCAGCTGCGTTTGTTGACTATAACTCTAGTTTGCAGGTGAACGCTGTTTGGGCTTGTGTGTCGTTGATCAGTGACACGATTTCTAGTTTGCCTGTTGATACTTATATTAGGCGTGATGGTATTGCTTACCCTTATCGGCCTAAACCTAGTTGGGTGTCTAAACCTGATGTGATGATTCCTAGTATCGCGTTTTGGCAGCAATGCATGATTAGCCTGTTGATTGACGGTAACGCGTTTGTGCGTTTGTTTAGGGATAGCCAGAATGAGATTATTAACATGATGGTTTTGAACCCTAAAGCTGTGACTATTCAGCGTAATAGTGTTGGACAGAAGTTGTTTAGTTATACCGGTGAGCATGGTAAAACTTTGTCTACTGATGATGTGTTGCATGTTGTTGGTAGCGTGTTGATGCCTGGTGAGTTGCGTGGTAAGTCCCCTGTTGATACTTTGAAAGAGAACATTGGTTTAGCGATTAGCTTGGAGGGGTTTGCTGCTAGGTTCTTTGGTCAGGGAACTCAAACTACTGGTGTTATTGAGTATCCAGGAAGTTTAACGCTAGAACAAGCAGAGAATTTGTCTAAGAGTTTTGATAACGCTCATAAGGGTTTCCGTAAGGCACATAAGACTGGGGTGCTATCTGGCGGAGCTAAGTTTGTTGCTACTCAGGTTGCTAATGATCAGGCGCAAATGTTGGATTCTAGGCGTTTGGCGGTTGAGGATATTGCTAGGGCTTATCGTGTTCCTCTAAACATGATTGGTTTGAATGAGCGTGGCGGGCAGAGTTATAACAGTAACGAGCAGAACGCTATTTCGTTTGTGGTTCATACGCTTAGACCCTGGCTCGCTAAATTAGAGGATGCGTTCAGCACTTTACTAAAAGACACTGCCTATATTGCTTTTAGCACGGATGAGTTGTTGCGTGGCGATTATGCTACGCGTATTGAGGGTTACGCTAAGTTGTTGCAGAACGGTGTTTTGAGTGTCAATGAGGTTAGGCGTAAAGAGAACATGCGACCTATTGAGAATGGCGATAAGGTTCGTGTTCCTCTAACGAATGTTGATATCAATGCCGCTAATTTGGTTGAGGATGAAACTAAGGTTGATATGGCGCAAAAGTTGATTGCGCTTGGTTTTGTTCCTGAGGATGTTTTGAAGTCGCTTGGTTTAGCTCCTATTCCGCATACAGGTTTGCCTAGTGTGCAGTTGCAGAACCCTACGACTGTTCCTGATGGTAGTTATGAAACAGGTGAATGATGCCTTATTTTATTAAGCAAACAAGTGTAGGTTGGGACACTGTTAAGGATGACGGTGAAGTTTTAGGGAAGCATAAGACTAAGGCGCAGGCGATTGCGCAGATGGTTGCTATTTCTTTGAGTGAGGGTATTGCTCCTGGTGGCGAGTTGAAGCGCGCTGTTGAGGCAGGATCGTATTCACCGCCGGAGGGTGTTGCTGTTGCTGCTAAAAGGGCTTTGAAGTGGATTAGTGAAGGGTTGGCTGGTGACGGTTTTACTTCTGTTGGTAGGTTTAGAGCTGAACAACTAGCATCTGGCAGAGCAATTTCTGCTGACACGGTGAATAGGATGATTAGTTATTTTGCTCGTCATGAGGTTGATAAGCAGGCTACTGGTTTTAATTCTGGTGAGGATGGTTTTCCTAGTCCGGGCAGAGTGGCTTGGGACAGTTGGGGCGGTGAATCTGGTCAGTCGTGGGTGAATGGTTTGAATGAGTCGCAAAATCGTAGTGATGGTGTTTTGGTAGATAAAATTGATG